CAACACGAACCATAGGTGGACTAGATAGATAGAATATCTATCTCTTATCAGAGATAGATAGGCTTCGCCTCTCTCGCTTAAGGCGAGAGGCGAGCCACAAAGAAAGGAAAAGATGGCAATTTTAAAACGAGAAGAAACAAGCAACACAAGGTCAGCAGTCCCGACAGCACCAAGCGCGGAGAAAGCGGCGATCTCGATCCTGCTCCAAAACTACGAGGTGCTCGACGCTGCAAAGTGGGACGCGGATCTGTTCTTCGAGCACGCCAACCGAGCTTTGCTCTCAGCGGCCAAGGAGTGCCACAACGAAGGATACAAGTCGGACATATTCCGGCTCCAGGCGGTGCTTGAAGAAAAGGGATCGATATTCGACGTTGGCGGATATCACGGCGTGACGGAAGCATTCGCAACCTATCCGGTTGGGAACATTGCTGAAGATGCAGCTAAAAAAGCGGCGTGCATTGATCTTGCTCTCGACTTCCGAAAGGACTTACTGAAGGCCCGGCGGTATCGCAAGGCGATGGCGAAGCTTGCCGAGAGCAGGGACGACATCCGAGAGATGCGAGCGGACTTGAACGGCATCGCTCAACACCTAGCGGACTCGGACGAGGAACAAACGGACGCCGTATCGCTCAAAAAACAATGTGCCGACCTGCTGACCGAGCTACTCAAGACCACGCCACCGGAACGATTCACCACCGGCGTGAATGGGCTAGACGAAAGGATCAACGGCGGGTTTGAGCGTGGAACGCTTGCAGTCTTCGCGTCGGAGACTTCGGGCGGTAAGTCCATTGCTTTGCTTCAAACTGCCCTGCACGGGGCTTTAAACGCCAAGAATGGCGTGATTTTCTCCCTAGAGATGAGCGCAACGCAGGTCATCGGTCGTTTAGTCGCCGCGCAAAGTGGATGGCGTTGCGTATCGGCATACGAGAAACCAAGCCAACCGCACGTGAACGGAATGAAACTCGGCATTGCGGATATCTCGGCCTTGCCTATCACAATTCACGACCAAGTATCGGATATCGATACTATCGAGAGCATTTGTCGCCAACTCAAGCGCACAGGGCTTGATTGGGTGGTGGTCGATTACATCCAGCTTTGTTCACCTTCCGCCGATAGCAAGAGCGAAACACGCGAACAACAGGTCAGCGAAGTCGTCCGCCGTCTCAAGTTGATGGCGTTGCACCTTAATGTTTGCGTGCTTACCGCTTCCCAACTAAACGACAAGGGCGAGCTGCGCGAGTCGCGGGGCATCGGGCATCATGCTGACTACGTCTTGCACATCGACCACGCGAACCATCCCGACATTGAAATTAAACTTATGAAAAATCGAAACGGAGAACGTCACGTCTCCGCGCCGGTGATTATGCAAGGCGGCATAAGCCGCTTTGTCGATAGGGTGACGAAATAAAAAAAACCTCCCCCCCCGCCTTATGATGAATAGATCAAAAATATAATATGGTGAAGACAAAATGATTTAACAATTTTGTAGGCGAAGATACGTTGAAGTTCGGACGCCTGTAAAAAAGCCACTGTTTTTCTTGGTGGGAGCGGTTGGAGAAAAGCGCCCTTTATTCAGAGCCAAAAAACAAGAAACTATTTGCAATACAAAAAAGATATGCGAACAAAGATATTCGATGCACGACCAGACGCGAGACGCAGCGGAATACGACGAGGCTTCATACACTCCCGACTTCTACAGCTTCGACGATCCGACTGCAGGTCACGCCTTCCGCATGACAGCCTACCGAGAAGCATCGGAGAAGCTCCTAGTTGTTCTGAACAAAACGATATCGTTCTTGGCCGAACACGGCTACAGCCGGAGCAAGACTTTGTGGGGCGTGGCGTTTGCTCTTGGTCATCCGCTCACAGCGGGCATGAGTATGCTGGAAGCGGGGCGGGAACTCGGATGCACCAAGCAGGCGATCAGCAAGATCGCAATGGATTTCTTGGACACGACAGGACTACCACCTTCGACATCTTTGAAGAGCGAGGAAGCTCGCAATACATACAGAAAAACAAATACCAATAAATATGGAACAAAACGAAATAACGGCACTAACCCTGCCGGTAATTGAAACAGAGATACGCTCCGCATATGCGGAAGCTAACGCCCTAGCAGTAACGGCAAAGGGCAACGCACGCGCAGCCGTACTGCGCATGGCAGACTGCGGCCAGATGCTCATGCTCGCCAAGGATCACGTCCGAGGCAACCGCAACGAGTGGCTCGCATCGCTCGGCATCGACCCAGACAAGGCGGCCAAGGCAATTCACCTAGCACGCAACCGCGACCAGCTAGAACTCGACCTATGGCCTGCCGACATGGCCAAGCTCGGAGCGCAGATGCTCGGCATCCTCCCGCCTCCAGGTTCTTCGGGCCGTGAAGAGAACGATCCAGAGCGCACCACGGGCGCATCGACTCATTGGCTCACATACGCAGGCAAACTGCAACGCTCGTTCACCGACCTGTTCGCACGCAAGCCGGTGGAACAATGGCGGCACGACGAGAGAGAATCTTTGCGCGTTTCGCTCAAGCCAATCGTCGAGATTTACAACAAATTGATTTGACAATCCTATCAGATAGGATATATGTTTAATGAAATGCCCACACTGCAATCAGCAAATCAACATCGGGAAAATCCTTGGTTCTTTGAAGTCGAAGAAGAAAGCCGAGTCATCAAAGATAAACGGAATGAAGGGGGGAAGGCCAAAGGCTACAACCCTACCAAATACCAAAAGCAATGTATCAGATGCTTAATTGATTTTTCATGCGGAAGCTCAGATCAAAAGTATTGCTGCCATGAATGCTATGCACAATCAAGGAATACATTAGGGTCAATGGTTCAATGTATGTCTTGCCTACAATCTTTGGGGTATGGAATAAAGACCATAGGAAAGGTTATGGCAATGAATTATAATTCTGTTCGTATTAAGATGATTCGATGTGGTGTATATAATCCTAGAGGATCAAATAAAACTGCTGGGAAAAGAGAGCTTCTTTCTTCTAGGACAAATGCCATAGATTTAATTAGCAGGGATTCTCAGGCCGACAGAAGGATTAGACGTGATACAGCAAGATTGAAGCGAGAGGTTCCACTTACTCCAATACAAAAAGCTAGGCATCTAATGAGGAGTCATGTTAAGAGGGTCATTGATCATCTTAAAATAAAGAGAGAGATGAGGACAGAGGATTATATTGGATGTTCATTTAATGACGCAATGATTAGATTACAATCCCAGTTTAAGAACGGAATGAAATGGGATAATCATGGAACCAAATGGACGATTGATCATGTTGTCCCATTGTCTGCATTTGATCTAAACAATCCTAATGATAGGAGAATGGCAAATCACATATCCAACCTTCGGCCAATGCTTCGTCTCGACAATATAAGAAAAGGATCAAAGGAACCTGTCAATCACCAGTTTGATTTAATATAATGTTTAAGAACTCTTGTAAAAAATTAGGAGGCTCCCGTAAGTTGCTGATTCATACGGGTCAATAAACTCTCTTTACTCCCTTATGCATGATTAAAAAAACCAAGGTTGTCAAGCTGACGCACGAAGCCATCGGAAACGCCTGGGGAATTTCCAAACAAGCCGTTGCAAAATGGGTCAAGCTCGGTTGCCCAACCAGCTCAATTGAAGACGCGACAAAATGGCGCGACGAATACTTGCAGGCATCAGGCAAAGCCGCGCCGGCGACACTCAACGAAGCACGTCTTGAAAAGACCTTACTCGAATCCGAACGCATCCGCGTCCGCCTACAGCAAGACCGAGGCGAACTTGTGGAGATCGCCGTAGTCCGCGAAGCTGGAATCCGCATCGGCGCGATATTCTCGGCAAAACTCGCGGCATTGGTCAACGATGCATCGGGCGCGTTGGCAGGTCTAGACGAGTCAACCTTGCGGAAGAAACTGCACGAGCGCACGCAGTCGATCCTTGCCGAGATACGCAACGAATTAGAAAAAGTATGAACTACGAAACACGCACAACAAAAATGATAGTCGGAGTAAAGGGCGAGCAGATATTTGATGACAGCGTCACCGAGATCGAGATCGTTGACGAGGCCGGTGGGGAGTTCTTGGAGGTCAGCCAAGAGGGCGGGAAGCTACGCTTCGACAAGGACGAGTGGCCACACGTCCGCGACGCCATCGAGAAGATGTTTAAGATGTGCCGGAATTATGACTAAACGCGAACTCTGGAAAATATACGCCAAGCGAAACCCATCTTTCGACGGCGAAGGCAACGTGACGATGTCTGCTGCCGGACTGCGGAAGATGTTTGAAACAACATGGGAAGTTGCCATGTATGACGGAGAAGAAGAGCCGACATCTAAACAGCCGGCGTCTGCGAATGTAGACGCGCTCAAACAAATTTTTGGAATGCGATGAACCCACTAGCACAAGGCATCCGCGACGGAATAAAGTTAGCATTCGACGGAACAATTTTAGACTGGGCAAGCGATCACGTGAACTTTCCGAACTCGGATCGCGCTTCGCGCTTCGATCCTTCGGTTGCGCCGTGGCTCAACGCTCCGCTGTTGGCGGCAAGTGATGACGAGACCACGCAGGTCTTTCTTCGCGCTCCAACAGGAGGCGGCAAGACGACCATGATGGAAACACTCGCTTGTTTCATCGTTGCTCAAAAGCCTGGGCCGACCTTGTTCGTCGGACAGACTGATGACATGGTGAAGGACTGGACGGAGTCGCGCCTATTGCCGATCTTCAACGAATGCCAGCCGGTCAAAGACCTATTCCCAGAAGACCGCCATTCCCTCAGAAAAACGACTATACTTTTCCCACATATGGTATTGTTCGCAGGCGGGGCGAACATGACCAACCTTCAAGAAAAATCCATGCGCTATTGCATCGGCGACGAAGTCTGGCGATGGAAAAGCGGCATGATTAAGGAACTCAAGGCGCGTCACCACGACCGATGGAACCGCAAGACGCTCTTAGTCTCGCAGGGATGGGACGCAGGGCACGAGGCAGACGCGGAATGGGACAGCGGAACGCGAGAAGTATGGGGCTGGACTTGTTCCCATTGTGGGAACTGGCAACGTTACTTGTTCGATCAGATCGAATACACGACCGAGCGCGACGACAAGGGCGGCATTCTTTGGGACAAGGTGCAGGACTCGGTGCGAATGAAGTGCGAGCACTGCGAAACTCGATATAAAGACGACGCATCGACTAGACGAAACCTTGCAAATACTGCAAGTTACCGCGCACTCAACCCGCATCCGGTTCGCGGTCATCGCTCGTTCGAATATCCCGCTTATGCTGTGTGGTGGATTCCGTGGTTTTCTATCGTCAAGGAATGGATCGAGGCCAACGAAGCCAAGAGCAGCGGCAACCTGGAGCCGCTCAAACAATTTATCCAGAAGCGCAAGGCGCAGACTTGGCAAGACGAAGTCACGAGCGACTTACCGGAGATCACGACCGGCGACTATGCGAAGGCGGAATATCTCGAAGGGCAAAAGATCGACGGCGAGCACAGACGCTTTATGTGCGTGGACAAACAGCGCGATCACTTCTGGTGCATCGTCCGCGCCTTCCGCGTGGACGGCTCATCGATGCTCTTGCACGAGTCAAGACCGCTGACGTGGGAGACGCTCGACGCTATCCAACAGCAGTTCGACGTAGTGCCGCGATGCGTTGTCGTTGATGCCGGCTATGACACGCCGTTGGTCTACGAGCAATGCGCTCGACGTGGGTGGACGGCCTCGCACGGATCTGGGCAGGATGGCTTTTATCATATCGACGGCGGCAGGCGGACTCGGCGATTCGTTTCCAAGATCGAAGGAGCGCAGGCCGGATCGGATGGACTCAAGTGCGCGTATTTCTTTTTCTCCAACGAAGGCATAAAAGATAAGTTGGCTTCACTTCGCCAGGCTGACGCCGTGCCGAAATGGGAAGTTGCAAGGGACGTGTCGGATGACTACCGAAAACAGATGTTGTCGGAGATGAAAAAAGACGTGACCAATTCAAAGACCAAGCAAGTTGAACAGAGATGGGTTCGCATCGGCGGCAGGCCCAACCATCTTTGGGACTGCGAATGTATCGCGCTCGCGTCCGCGATGCTGGCAGGCGTCTTGCCGATAGGTGAGAATTGACACAAC